AAAGACGATTGTTGGTAGAAGTCACCCACTCGCAGAACTGTTCCCAAGTGTTGCTTCCACGCTGTTGGGCGATGGATGCGGTCATAGTTAGTAAGACAGTAAGGTTTACATATAGTGTTAAGAAATGCACACATTTCTTAACATTTATTTATGATACCACAGGTTCAGAAGTTTGTCAACCCCCTCGACTGCGGTGAACCTATTATGGCACAGGATGGCTGGAGCGTCAACCTCCTTCCTAAATACATATAAAAACCTGATATGGCTAGCAGATACCCATTAGTTATTAATAACAGTACAAGCCTGGTTGGGGAATTACCTATTGGTGACTCGCTGAATTTAACTTCATCGGGTATTTTTGATGGTATTAGTACAGGTGGGAACGGTCAAATATTATCAGCAAACAATGGATCTGTTCGTTGGATACGTGCAGCAGATGTTTTTTTAAATGACGCACAAACATTAACAAATAAAACATTAACTTCGTGTGCATTTAATGCGGCACAAAATACATTATCTAACGTAGCTAATTCTTCGTTAGTACATTCAAGCATTAATATTAATGGCAATCCCGTATCATTAGGTGGCTCCATTACAATCCCAGATAATAATGACAACACATTATATTCCATTAGTGTTGCAGATGGAGTTAATGCTTTACAAAAAAGAATCAGATTAACTGCTGGTGGTTCTGGATCTGGTGTTCAAGATGTATTTTTGACAACAAATGGAAATTATTTAAGTATTAGTAGATCTAGTAACGATACATTAAATTTTGTCGTATCGATACAAAGTTTAACTGCTGGTTCTTATCTCATTTACACTGATAGTGCCAGCATATACAATGGATTAAATGCAAGAACAATAGCTGTAAATGCAACAACAACTAACACAGCTAATAGAGTAGTTGCAAGAGATTCGAATGGTAGTTTTTCTGCTACAACTATTACTTCAAATCTTGTTGGTGATGTAACAGGAACAGCAACTAAAGTTTCTCAAATTTTAACTAGAGGTAATTACTTAGTTGGAAATAATTACGATGGATCTACCGCTACAACGTGGACCGTTGATGCAACAGCAGCATCTCAAGCAGATAGAGGAATTAATAAAGTTGTAGCACGAGATAGTAACGGAGATTTTTGGGCAAGAAATATTAGTGGCACAACAATAAGAGCAACTACATCAGTTACTGTAGATAGAGGAGCAAATCCTCATGGATTTTTAAGATCAGATGGTTCTATAGATACTTCAGATTATATTACACTTCCAGAAGTACCAGTAGAAATTCCTTCTGGTACTAGAATGATATTCTACCAGGCTTCAGCTCCAACAGGATGGACTAAAGTTACTGATAGTTTTATTAATAACACAGCCATGAGAATCGTTACTGGTTCTGGTGGAGGAGCTTATTCTTCTGGTTCTTCATTTACAACAATCTTCACAACAAATAGAGTAACTACTGGCGGTAGTGTTCAAGCAACAACGTTAACATCTAGCCAAATACCAGCACATAGTCACTCTGGATCTACTGGAAGTGCTGGAAGTCACTCCCACAGTGGATCAACTGGTGTCCAAGATAGAAATCATACTCACACTGGAGCAACTAGTGAGGCTGGTGGTCACAATCATAGCTATACATTTTATGGACCTGGAGGAAGTGGAAATGAATTGGAACAATCTGGAGGTCCAGATGGTTCAAGATTACAAAGATACGACACTGGCACAGGTGGCGTGGGGAATCATGCCCACGGCTTCACTACTGCTGGAATAAGCAATGATCATGCTCATGGCTTCAATACAAATAGCGCAGGAAGCCATTCGCACGATGTATCTGTTGGCAATACTGGAGGATCTGGTTCACATACTCATGGATTTACCAACCCATCAATAAATATGGATGTAAATTATATTGATTGCATTATTTGCTCCAAAAATTAAAATGAAAAAAAGATTAACTGTAATACCATCAGATAAAATAGTTTGTATTGATGATGTATGTGCTTTTATTGATAGTGATTTCCCATGGATAGAATCAAATATTCACGCAATTCAATGGGATGAAGTAAAACAAACTGGTCACATAGAATATACTGATGGTACTAGTAACAGAGTTATCAATAATATAAAAAAATATCAAAGCGCAATTGATTTATTTAATGCGACAGTTCAACAACAATAAATAATACAAGACGATATTTTATTATGCAATTAAAATCTGGAGATTTTTGTCCTTTGATTGGTTCTGAATGCGTTAACTTGAAGTGTAAATGGTTTACACAAATAAGAGGAACCAATCCAAATACAGGAGAACCAGTAGATGAATGGGATTGTGCTGTAAAATGGGTTCCGTTTCTAGTAATAGAATCTTCCCAACAATCTAGGCAAACTGGAGCGGCAGTAGAATCCTTAAGGAATGAGATTGTAAAAGGAAATAAAGAAACGCAAGATCTTTATAGACATTCTTTAAATCAAATAATGCCAACATCAATAAACATATTAGAAGGTCATGGCGAATAGGTATCCACTAGTCATCAACAACTCAACATCACTAGTAGGAGAGTTATCCGTAGGTGATTCTTTAAACCTGACTGCATCAGGAATTTACGATGGCATTAGCACTGGAGCAAACAAGCAAGTTTTAACTTCCACAGGAACTGAAGTTAGATGGGCAAGAGCTGCCGATGTATTCCTAACTGACAATCAAACACTTTTAAACAAAACATTAAGTTCATGTACATTTAATGCTAGTTTAAATTCATTAACTAACGTAGCAAATGCATCATTAATTAATTCCAGCATCTCTATAAATGGTACTAATGTTCCTCTTGGAGGTTCTATTACTATTCCAGACACTAATGACAATACAGTATATGGTATTAGTGTTGCTGATGGTACTGCAGTTACCCAAAAGAGAATTCGTTTAACTGCTGGTGGTTCTGGTTCTGGTGTTCAAGATATATTTTTGGTTGCTGGATACAATACAACCATTACTAGATCTGGAAACGATACATTAACAATTGCAACTGGTCTCACGCAGCTTAGAGCACCAGATTCAAGTCCATACATTGAAGGTCAGATAACTATTTTAGGTTCTGGTGGAACCAGAGTATCCCAAAACCTACAAACAATTACAGTAGATTCAGATCCATTCCCTATTGGTGGAATTATTATGTGGTCTGGATCTGTTAATAATATCCCAGCAAAATGGGCTATATGCAATGGAGATACTGTAAATGGTGTAGTAACTCCAGATTTAAGAAATAGGTTTGTGATTGGAGCAGGAGAAAATTACTCGGTAAATGGTACGGGTGGATCAAAAGATGCTATTTTAGTTTCACACCAACATACTGGTACTACAGGAACAGAAAGTCAATCACATACACACACAGGAACTACTAGTACTGAAAGTCAATCACATACACACTCAGGAAATACTGGAGATAATAGCGTAGGTCATACACATTCTGGTACTACTGGAACAGAAAGCGCCACCCATTCACACGGAGGAAGTACAAATACTGCTGGATCACATAGTCATAATGGAAACAGTAGTAGCGCATCCGCAAATCATTCACACAATTTCAATACTGGTGGCGCATCAAACAACCACACACATGGTTATCAGGATAGAGGATACAATAGTGGAACCACAGGTAAACAAGGCGGTCCAGGTTGGGCGACTCAAGGTGTATATGGATTTGATTTTGGTAGAACAACAGATGGCGTAAGTGCTGGTCATTTTCATGGCGGAACTACTGCTGGCGCTGATGCATCCCACAGTCATAATATTTCTACATTTTCCAATGGAGATCATTCACATAATGTTTCAATAGGAAATCAATCAGCAAATCACACACATACTTTTACTACAGGTGGAGTTAGTACAAACCATACTCATGCATTTACTTCAGGAAATGCATCACAAACTCACACACATAATATAACTACTGGCAATACCTCACAAAGTCATACACATAATATTACCGTCTCAACTCAAGGTATAGATGGCACGGATAAAAATCTTCCTCCTTATTATGCATTAGCTTACATCATAAAGGTACAATAAAATGTCAACATATAAAATTAAATCTATATTAGATCATTACATTATTATAGAATATAGAATTCCTAATGGTTCTCTTAGGGAAATTACGGTTGGAATTCAAAAAGAATGGAATAAACAAAAAATAGAAGAAGAAATTGCTAGACAAAAAAATTTAGCAGATCAAAAAGAAATTAAATTAGATTTGGCACAATACTTTTACAAAGGGGAAGAATTAGAATTTGTTGATATTATTTCTGAAGAAGAAAGAATAGAACAAATGAATAAGCAATTTGAAGAAGAACACAAATTGCTAGTAGAAGAAGAGAATCAAAGATTTTTAAATCAGATTATTGAATATAGAAATACAGAAATTGATTATGGTCAAGTGAGATGGTATTCTTATCCATCAATTGAAGAGCAACTGGATGCATTGTATTGGATGAGACAAGGAATAATGGAACCAATACAAAAAATAGATGCAAAGATAGCAGAGATAAAACAAGCGTATCCAAAAAATGAATGCACTAATTTAACATGCGGAGATTTAGACACAATGTTTGCTGATCAAAGACCAACGGATTATTTGGATGAATTAAGAAAAAGAAATATTCAAGCAGATTTTCTAGAATAAATAACAGATTCTTCTGCCTATAAATACTTTTAACGAAAGAAGTAACCCCCAGGCACTGGTATAATGGCAGATCGTTTTCCTTTAGCAGTAAATTATAGTTCCAGAAAAATTGAAGAGTTTATCTCTGGAGATAATTTAGATTTAACTGGTAATGGTATTGTTATCAACGGTGATGTTGGTGTCTCGGGACAGTATTTAAAAAGTACTGGATCTGGATTAGAATGGGATAATCCAGGTAATGTATATTTAACTGCTGCTCAAACTCTAACAAATAAAACTTTAGAGACATGCATCATTTCTGCATCTCTCAATACTATAACAAATATTCCCAATAATTCTTTAATTAATTCTAGTATTAATATTAATGGTTCTGCAATCGCTCTTGGGGGCTCAGTAACAACACCAGATAATAACACCACTTACAGCATTTCTGCTATAGATGGAGCAACAAATTTAGAAAAAATTATTCGATTAACTTCTGGGGGAAATTCTGGTGCTGGCGCCACGGATGATGTAAAAATTGCAGCTGGAGATAATGTATCTTTATCAAGATCTGGCGATACAATTACAATTAATTCAAGTTTTGTAGATACAGATACAGTAACTAGTTTAAAAAGTGCTGTTGGTGGTTCCGCAGTAACTGGAGAAGTTACCATAGCTGCATCTGGATCTTCAACAGTATCACAATCTGGAAATATAATAACAATAAATTCAACATATATTGATACAATTACTAGATTGAGAGCTGGTACTGGACAAGTATTAGCTTCTGGAGATTTCACATTTTTATCTGGAGGATCTACCACATTATCACAATCAGTCGATGGCAGTGGAAATCCAACAATTACTATTTCATCTACAGACACAGTAACTAGAATAAAAGGTGGGGGATCAGGAACATTTACTTCTGGAGATGTTACAATTTCTGGATCTGGTTCTACCACAGTGTCCCAATCTGGATCTACAATTACCGTATCTTCAACTGATACAAATACTGTAACCAGAGTTAGAGGAACTAATAGCGGTACTCTTGTTTCTGGTGACATTACACTCGTAGCTTCTGGAGCTACAACAATTACACAAACAGGCAATACAATTGAAATTTCATCTGTTAATACAGATACTGGCGCTGCATTGAGTGCAGGAAATGGATTAAATTTATCAAATGGAACGGAATTTTCTATAAAAAATTCTAGTAACTTAATTGATAACCGAGTTTTAAAATGGGATAATGGCAATAAACAATTAACAAATAGTATTATAACAGACGATGGCTCTACCGTAACCATTAATGGTGATTTAACTGTTAGTGGAAATAATACTATTATTAATACAACCACACTTTCTGTTGCAGATAATACAATAGAATTAAGACGTGGCAATAATCTTGTTGGTGCTGATGGAGGAATTCAAGTTAATAGAACTACAAATTCTTCTGGAGTAGTACAAACTTTCAATTCTTTACAATGGAATGAAGCAGGTGGATTTTGGAGAGTTTGGGATGGTTCTATTGCTAGAAGATTAGTAACAGAAAATGAAACTCAAACTTTAACAAATAAAACTTTAACTTCTCCAACATTAACTTCTCCATCATTAGGAGCTGCTACAGCCACTACAATTAATGGTTTAACAATTAGTTCAGCACCAAATTCTACATTCACATTAGCATCATTAAAAACATTTACCATAAACAATACATTAACATTTAATGGAACTGATGGTTCAACAGTAAACTTTGGAAATGGTGGAGGTGCTGGTGCAACTGTAGTTTACACATCTAATACACTTGCATCATTTGCAACAACAACTTCTACCCAATTAAGAGGTATAATTTCTGATAGCACAGGAACTGGAGGGGGTCTAGTTTTTTCAGCAAGTCCACAATTTACTACTAGTGTAACTACAAGTAGTGCTAGTTTTGCGGTATTCAATACTTCTGCAACAACAATCAATGCTTTTGGTGCTGCAACTGCATTAAATTTAGGTGCATCTTCAGGAACAACAACTGTAAATAATTCGTTAACTGTATCAAAGAACTTCACAGTTAATACATTAGTTGGAGATACATTTACTGTAAATGGAACTCCAAATTTTGCTAACTCCGATATTATTATTCGTGGTGGTGATGGAGCACCAATGAAAATTGGTAGAGGTGGCGGAGCAATCAATACAAATACTAGAGTTGGTTTCTCCGCTTTAGAAAATAATTCTACTGGATCCCAAAACACCATGATGGGATACGAATCAGGATTAGGTATTAATTCTGCCGCTTCCAATACTGGATATGGTCACAGAACATTACGAGCATGTGCTACTGGTTTCAATAACGTTGCTGTTGGTAAAGATGCTCAACTATCTGTACAAGATGGAGATAGTAATGTAGCAGTAGGAAATAGTGCTCTTGAATCAAATATTTCAGGAAATCACAACGTATGCATAGGTCACTTTGCTGGTTATGGATTACTTGGAAGTGGCAATGTTCTTATTGGTGCTGCTCCAGATGAGAACTCAACTAATGCTACTTATGTACCACCAAGTGCTACAGGAAATAATCAACTAGTTATTGCTTCTGGCACAGAAGCATGGATCCGTGGCGATAGTTCTTACAATGTAACAATTCCTAAAGATTTAAGGGTAAATGGAGAAGTTATTATTGATGGAGAACTAACTGTAAATGGAACTGTAACAAGTATCAATTCAAATGTCATTTCTATCGATGATAAAAATATAGAACTTGCTTCGGTAGTAACAACAACTTTCTCAGCAACTGTTCAAAATGGTCAAACGACCATTACTGGAGTAACTCCAACCTCAGGTTTAATTCCTGGTATGACAGTTAGTTCTTTGACTGGAGGAATTTCAGTTCCAGCAGAAACTTATATCATTTCAATCTCTGGTAATACAGCAGTTTTATCAAATGCTGTTTCTGGATCAACTGGAAGCGCAACATTTGAAGCTGTTGGTCCAACCGATCTTGGTGCAGATGGTGGAGGATTAATACTTAAAGGTTCTACAAATAAAACAATTTTATATGATCACAGCAGAACAGATAAGTATTGGTCATTCTCAGAAAATATTGAAATCGCTACTGGCAAAAAGTTTGTAATTGGAAACCAGCTTGCTTTAAGTTTAACTACTCTTGGTTCAACTGTTGTCAACTCTTCATTAACTTCAGTTGGAACTCTAACTGGACTAAGTGTTGATGGTTCTACAACTCTTGGTGGACGTGTCGTAGAAAAAGTATTTAATGAATTTACAACTACGTTAACTCCATCTTCAAATACTTTAACAATTAATGTAGCTGGATCTAATACTATACTAGGTAAACCAACTACACAAGCAATCAATACATGGGCATTTACTGGAGTTTCATTAACAAATGGACAATCAATAACAATTACATTAATTCTAGAAGGCAATACCGCTGCTACTTATGGTGATGCATGTACAGTTGATGGAAATGCAATTGCAAATGGTGTTCGTTGGTCTGGAGGATCTCCGCCACTTTCCACAACAAACACAGATATTCTAACCTTTGTTATTGTAAGAGATTCTGGTGGTAATGTTAGAGTATACGGACAAGGCAATACCGACTTTAGCTGAGGATAGATAAATGCCAGTAGGTTTTAATAGTGCCGCCAGAAACCTTTTTCTTCTAGGTTCATCTGGCGTAGATCTAGTTACTAACTTCTTCAAAAGAATAGATCGTTCAGCAGGAACTGAGGGTGTTTATATCCCAGATGAAATTAGATATAACATACCAGATCAAAAATTTATTCTTTCTGGAACTAGGCAAGATAGCAATTCTCAAGAACAAGGATGGTTGGAAAAAAGATCTCAAGGTGGATCATCCGATTGGAATGTATCAATTCAATCAACAACTTCATCTACTAACACTACATTAAGAGCACTTGAAATTGATGGCAATGATAATTTAATTGTCTGTGGTAAAACTGGAACTGTTCCCTGGATTGCTAAGTACGATAATGATGGTAATATTTCATGGCAAGTAACATCAAATACTGCTGATGTTGAGTATACAGGCATAGCTGTAGATAGCAACAACAATTTATATGCTTGTGGTTCTTCTGCTACAGAAGCTTTTATTGAAAAAGTTAATGGTACTGGTACATATTCTTGGGGTAAATATAGTAGCAATACAGCAGGTGCTATTACGTTTGGAAAGTGTGCTGCTAATGATCGTGGTGAAGTTGTTGCTGTTGGTAAGATAGAAGATACTGTAAAAGATAAAGGATACATTGCTAAAGTAGATACAGCAACTGGAGATCTTCTTTGGGATAGAACAATTGAAGATCCTAGATTAGGACAATCCAATTCTTATCTTCAAACAGAATGTACCGATGTTTATATTGATGGTAATGATCAAATTTATATTATTGGTACGGTATTTGATATTATTGCTGGAACAAGCAAAGGATTTATTATTAAATACACCGCCGAAGGAAATATAATCTGGCAAAAAGAAACTCCAATTGAAAATTCTATACAGTATGTAAATGTAAAATCAGATACAGAAACAGAGCAAACTGTTGTGTTTGGATTTTATACAGACAATTCAAATAATGATATAGGAATACTTAGCAAATATTCTAAAGATGGTTCTCTTGCATGGAGAAGAAGATTATACACAAGTATCGATAACTTTATATCTAAAGTTAATTTAGATGCTGACCCATCATTTTATTATCTGCTGTTTATAGATGAGCAAGAAGATCTTTTAAATGGAAAACCAGATACATACATCTATGGTAAAGTCAGTACATCTGGTAATGGTCTAGGTAACTTTGAATATTCAGATAGTATTGGAATAATCTTTTACGAAACTCTAGCAATTTCAGATAACATTGGTAGATTGTCTGATGGATCTGTGAGACAAGATAGCAGTGATCTACTCACATATCCTTTCAGTGCTAACAAGATTTTGTTTGATGATCTTGCTACTCAAGTTGCTAACAAAAAAGTTCAAGTTGATGAAGCAGGTACATACTCAGATCCTACTTATAGCATCACGACTAGTATTCCTTTAATAACTCCAGATCCTATTGTAACTAATGGGTTGGTATTATACTTAGATGCTGGCATTTCGTATCCAAAAACTGGAACTACTTGGTTTGACCTAAGTGGTCAAGGTAATAATGGAACTCTCGTGAATGGTGTTGGGTATAATAGTAGTAATAGAGGTTCTTTGGTTTTTGATGGGGTTGATGATTATGTTACTTTACCTACCAATTTATTAATACACGAAACTGGAAATCCATTTACATTTTCAATTTGGTTTAAGACATCATCAACAGGAATAATTTTAGGGCAACAAAACACCAACACTCCAAATAATGCTACTGGATATGTTCCTGGAATATATGTGGGAACTAATGGATTACTCTACACAAGTTGTTTTTGGGGTGGTTCTACTGGAAATCAATCAGTATCATCTTCTTCTGTAAATAATAATAATTGGAATAACATAACGGTAACTTTCTTATCAGGAAGTCAAATCAGTTATTTAAATGGCACTTCTTATGCCACATTATCAAAAACACAAACGAATTACTCACCAACATATTATTACTTTTTAGGAACTGGAATTGGTGGTGGATGGACTAATTTTCCAGCATCTCCTTACTTTAATGGAAGCATATCAAATACTTTATATTACAACAGAGCACTCACAGCACAAGAAATCTCACAAAACTTCAACGCCACTCGTGCCAAGTATGGCGTGTAATAAATAGATAAAGCAAGAATTATCTATTTTAGAGGCACTAAGTAATGGCGAGAAAATCCATTCTAAACAATTACTACATCTTTGATCCAGCGAATAGAAGAGTTGTTATTCCTGGTGGTATTACTAGAGAAAAACTTGTATTGATTACTAACGTTACCGATAACAAGGTAATCTATAACTTCTCAGACCCAGAACTTACTGCTACAGAATATCAAATTGCTACAGATATTCGTAACGTTACTACTACAAGAGTAACATTGGCATATGATACCACTTCAATGTCATCCACAGACAAACTGCAAATTGTCTATGATGATTTTGAAGAGACAATTCAACCATCAGAATCATACCATGATGCTGTGAACAAGATGAGGGTTTCTACTCCTCAATCTCAGATGGATACTGACTTTGAATATGGAACCCAGAGCACTAAATGGGAAGGATTGGCAATGATCAATAACAATCCTTTTGCTTATAAGGGTGATGATCCTCTTGCTGTTACTGATATCCAAGTAACTACAAATAGTAAAGTTGTTACTGTTTCTGTTAACACTTTAATAACTGCTTTACCAGCAGCAGGTTCAGCAATCTTCGTACAGGATACTGATTTCCCTGGTGCTAATGGTGTATTCATTGTGGATAGCGTACAGGGAGCACAAAGTACATTCAAATATACTGCTTCTTTCCCTTGGACTGCTGGTAATGGTGGTATTTTTGATGCTTCAAGAACTGCTATTTACATCGGCGTACATTATAGTGGTTCTGAAATTGGAGGAAATATTACTTTTACTGCAGGAACAGGAACCATGTTAGGTGCAGTACAAGTTGATTGTACTAACGTTCATGGTCTGGAAGTAGGAAACGAAATTGCTGTTACTGGATCTTCTGGTACTAACGTCAACGGTTCTTGGGTAGTGGCGAGAGTAGAATCGCCAACCAGATTCTATTATTTTCCAGACGCTGCTCCTTCAGGATCAATCAACTCTGGAACTAAAAAACTTTATCCAAGACCACAAGGTAACTCAATTCACAGAGCATTTGATGGTGGGGTAAAGTTCTCTACCAATACATTTTCAAAAAACCAAACAGCAATTCGCCAAACCAAGCGTTACTTCCGTTATCAATCAGGTAAAGGTGTAGCATTCTCAACTGGTTCTATCCTTGCTCCTGCAGTAGAAAACATTGATAGCATTACAGCTTCTGGTAATACAGTTACTGTTGTATGTGCTGTTGCTCATAACTTAACAAGAGATACGATTGTCGATGTTCGTGGAGTAAATGACAATAACTATAATGGTCAGTTCCAAGTATCAAATGTAATTGATCCATACACATTCCAGTACACAGCAACATCAACACCACAAGAATCAACTGCTTCTGGCAATTATACTGTTTCTCCAGTTAATTCTTTTGGTTGTAAACTTGAAATTGGTATGATGGACCAGCAAAACGGAATCTTCTTTCGCTATGCTAATGGTCATCTTAGTGTTGTTCGTAGATCTTCTACTTATCAGTTGTCTGGTAAGGTAACTGTGACCACTGGTAGCTCACTTGTTTCAAGTTACACAACTCCAAATGGACAAGGTACTAAGTTCTCTCGCCAATTAACTCCAGGTGATTATGTTGTAATTCGTGGTTCTTCGTATCGTGTAGATGGTATTATTTCCGATACTCAAATGGTAATCTTCCCTGATTATCGTGGTCCTTCTGCTAGCAATGTTCCTGTTTCTAAAACACAAGAAGTAGAATGGTTCCAAGATGAGTGGAATATTGATCGTTGTGATGGCACTGGTAAATCTGGTTACGATCTAGACGTGACCAGAATGCAGATGTTCTACATGGATTATTCATGGTATGGTGCTGGATTTATTCGCTGGGGATTTAGAGCTACCGATGGTAACGTAATCTATGCACATAAGATTCCCAACAACAACTTCAACACAGAAGCATATATGAGATCTGGTAACTTACCTGCTCGTTATGAAGTTAATACGTTCCCTCCATTTACCAAAGCAACTAAATCTATTGGATCTGCTGATACAACAATCTATACCGACAAATCTCTATATGATTTCCCATCATCAGGCACACTAAGAGTTAAACAAACCACTAGCTCAACCGCTGGTGTCATAGAATATATCAACTATACAGGAACATCTTCATTCCAACAAGATATCACATCTGTAGATGGTGCTGGAAATACTATTAGTGTTGCTTCTACTACTGGATTAGTTCCAGGTGGCTCTCAAACAATTACATTTGATAGACCATTCTCAAATATCGTTGCTGAAAAAACTTATTATGTTGCTTCAGTTCCAAGCTCTACTACATTTACAATCACCACAGTTGCTGGTAGTTCAACTCCAATTTCACTGACCACAGCAACTGGTTCTGCTCTATCTCCATTAGCAGTTGCTGAAAGTGGTTCATTTACTGGGGTTACTAGAGAGCGAGCAGGAGCGACTGGCGTTAACTTGACAATCGCTTCTGGTTCTTCTACTGGAACAGTAAGTTCTGGTACTGGTATTCAAAAAGGACAGATTGTAGTAGGTCCAAATATTCCAGATGATACTTTTGTTCATTCTATTTCTGGCACAAATATTGTTCTCAGCAAAGCAGTAACAGCAGCAAACCCAACTGGTGTTGTATTCTCTCCACTTGGCGCTGGAGCAGCACAAACATTTACATTTAGTGTTACACAACCAATTACCTTAGAACTGTTAAGAGCAACTTCAGTTCCACAAATTAGTCACTGGGGATCATCGGTTATCATGGAAGGTCGTTATGATGATGACCGTGCTTATGTTTATACAGTTGGTTCAAAAACACAGCGTTCTATTACTTCAGGATCAACTAGAGCTATTATTGCTCTTCGTGTAGCACCATCAGTTGATAATAGCACACCTGGAAACTTTGGAACTAGAGAACTTATCAATAGAATGCAACTTGTTCTTAGACAAGTTGATATTTCATCTACTGGTAAATTCTTTATTGAACTAGTTTTAAATCCAAGACCAGATGCCAATAACAACTGGTCTAATGTAGGAGGAACATCACTAGCACAATATTCAATTCTATCAACAAACACTGATCTTGTTGGAGGTGAGGTAATTTATGGATTTTATTCCGATAATGGAGTAAACTCATATGACCTATCTGCTGTAAAAGAGATTTCCAATTGTATTCTTGGTGGCGGTGGAACTTCTTATTCCACATCAACTGCACCAAATCCAACTGGTATCTTCCCAGATGGTCCAGAAGTTCTTGCTGTAAGAGTTACCAATTTAGATGGCACTAATCGAAATATCGACGCTCGCTTCTCTTGGACTGAAGCTCAAGCGTAATTATCTATGCATTATTTTTGAAAAGACCGTTTCTATCAACGGTCTTTTTTTTCTTTTCTGTATATTATTATGCTTCTAGTTGAAGGAGAGTTAATGTAACAGTAATTGCTTGAGTAATTCCACTCTTATTAACTACTTTAGCATATATATTAGCTCCAGGAATAATATCATTATTAAAACCAACTACACTAGGAGTCATTAGAATAGTTTCTGCTCCAGTTGTAATAACTTCAGCAATAACACCAGAACCTGGAGTTGGATCTGTAGTTTCTAATCTAGTTAAATCAGCAGTTCTAGTATCATCATCACAATATAATGTTACCCATGCTGCTGCACTAGTTTGAATTTTCATCAACATATATGATTTAAATCCATTGATATTAGGAGTATCATAATCGCCATCAGCAATTAATGATGTTGTTGCAAATGTTGTTGTTCTGGAAGTCAACCCTGCTCCAGGTGACGCACCAGACACTGCAGGTTGCCACTCAGCTGCAGTAGAATTCCATGTTAGTACATAACCATTGCTAGCAGCTGCATCAGAAACATCTAACAACTCGGAAAGATATTGTGGAACTGCTGGTATAGTAGTATTAGTCCAATTTGTTCCATTATAATAAAGAAAATCACCAGAGCTTGCTCCACCGACACTAACATCGCTCAATCCATCAAGAGTAGTAGCTCCCCCACCACCAGTAAATGTAGTTGGATCCCACAAATTGGTAGTGCCATTCCAAACAAGAACTTGTCCATTAATTGCTTGACCACTAACATCAAAATTTTCTAGTTTACCAATTACAGGATCCCAAGAAGTTCCTCCCCACAATAAGATCTGACCAGGATCATCATTTGATCTAGAATTAACATTAGATAATTCTTCTATCGGAGAAGTAGAAATATCCAAAGACGTATTTGACCAAGAAATTCCATTGTACTGTAAAATATCTCCAGTATTAATATTTGATAAAGAAACATCAGTTAAATCACCAATATCACTTGGTATAGTTATGGAAGTATTTTGCCAATTGGTTCCATTAAATTGCAATACTTGGTTTACAACCGAACCAACAATAGCAACATCGTTTAAATCATCCAGAGAAAATGATGGGGGAGTGTATGTAAATTGTCCAGTAGTATTATCGTAGGATAAATTTCCATTTCCAGAAGCAACTGGTTCTGCAGCAACAGATAAATCATTTAAAGTAATTCCACTGGATGGAAAGTTTACTGTTAGATTACCAAGACTATCAATACTAAAATCCGATGAATCTGGAATTACTCCACCTAATGTAGTTGTAGTTGCGGGTGGCAATACATATGGATCTGGATCTGTTTTAGAAAATGATATTGTAGAAGTTCCAATATTCCAAGCAACATCAATTCCATTTGTGCCAACAATATTAACAAAACCACTTTCTGCTGTACCATTATCCAAATAAATTTTTGCCGTATTTACTTCAGCAGAAGATCCAGACAATGTATATACCAATTGTTCTGCTAACGATACTGAAGAATCAATTGTTTTTGTGATTGGATTATATGTATAAGATATACCAACATTAGTTCCATTTAAGAACATATCAGAAATATCATCCTTGGCAGTATTTGCATCATACTCAACTACTTCTGGGGATGTTATTATAATATCACCCCCAGAAGTTGTACTCAATTCAATTCCATTACTACCAACTAAAGAAATTGATTTTTGTTCAAAGAATTGATCTTGTAATATAATACCAACAACTCCATTATTAGCATTATATGATGTCAATAAATCATATTCGTAAATTGGAGGTAAATCACTATTAATCCACTGTGTTCCATTAAATCTTAAATATTGATTAGCTACAGGAACACCTAGATTAATATTTAAAATTGCTGGTTTATCTGTAAGATTATTATAGCTACCAGAAAATAGTGTAGGTTTATTTACTAAATCATTATAATCACCAGAGAATAATTCGGGAAATGTTTCCCAAGTTAACCCAACTCCAGTGCTAACCAAATATTGCCCAGAAACACCAGAGTTACCACTAACTTGAAGTGGTCTCGCTAATGGAATATTGATACCCTTTTCAGCTTCAAAAGGACCATCGTTATTGTAATTAGTTACCTTATCTGCAAGTATTCTAGACATTGAATAGTATAAAAAATTCCCTTTAGGTATTTATATTACAAAAAAAGAGGGGTGTTAACCCCTCTTAAATCAAAGAACTCCAGGAATAATTTGCCCAGTAGTAAGATATGTTCCAACAGCAATGACAAAACCGAGCATTGCCAGACGTGCATTGAGGATCTCTGCCTCAGGGGTAAAACCAAATTTCATTTTTGTTCTCCTTGATAAATGTGTTTTTGTTTGAGTTCTAGATTTGGATTACAAACCAGTTTTTCTTTTACAGGTTTAATAACAATGAACTTGTCACTCTTGAGTGTGCCAGCAACTTTAACTTCCAATTCAATATCTCGATCCCACACACCACTCTCAACAAGTTCTTGGAGGGCAACATTGAATTGCCCAAGCATATCAGCACTCACAGATTCTCTTCCTGTTCAGTAAGGATCACACAATCACTGGTGGGATATGCTACACAGGTTAGCACCCAACCATCTTCAAGTTGATCATCATCAAGGAACGATTGCTCCTCATTATCCACAGTGCCAGAGATGAGTTTGCCTGCACAAGCAGAACAAGCACCAGCACGACAGGAAGAAGGAAGATCTACACCTGCCTCTTCAGCAGCTTCAAGAATGTATTGATCTTCAGCACATTGAATAACATTCTCAGTGCCATCAGGTGATTGCAAAGTAATAGTGTAAGTCATTAGAATGTATCAGATAGATTGTTAATTGAATATGCGAGAAGCACAAAGAACGCAATAGTGGTTACAGTGAAAATTAATTCAGTCATTTAGAAGATCCCGAAGAAGAAATTACCTGTGACCAAATAAGAAACAAGACCAGAAACAAAACCGACCATTGCCCAGCGCCCATTATACATCTCCTTTTGTTCGTTTGGTGTTAACATACCATAGTTGTGGTAGTACATAGTAGGTTCTTTCGCCCACATGTTTTGTTGACCACGATCATTTGTTGTTACAGTCATTAAGTTTATTACGAATTACAACACCAGTATATAGGAGAAAGGGGGGTCTTGTCAACCCCCTATTGTCAGGACATCAGAACTTGAATCCAAGACCAGTGGTGAACACAGGAGAATAGGTGCCATTGGTAGCACCGTAGCTGTTAGCAGCGTTGGTGGTGGGGAACTTCAGATCAGCAAAACCAACTAGAGAGTTGGTCAGACGACCTTCAACACCTAGAGCGAGGACAACTTGGCCCTTCTCGCCAACAGCAGACTGATAGTTAGCAGCAGTGTTGTTCACGAAAGGAATCTGATAACCAACACCAGTGTAGATGTTAGCACGGCTCACGCCAGAAGCGGCACGAGAGATGCTCCAATCATAAGAAAGGAGAGCACCACCACCAGCACCGATCTGTCCAGCAGGAGTACCTACAAGGTTGGTATAAGGACGAACAGAAACAGCATTTTGATTACTGAAAGTCTTGGCAGCATAACGTGCTTGAATAGTGGCACCAGAGACAGTACGGTTCTCAGTGTAACCATTACCATCAACACCCTGCTTATTCAGCAGAACACCAGCACCAAGATAATTACCAACACCTTGTGCCTTTTGTGCAGCAGCAACTTCAAGAGCAGTCACACGACCATTAGTAGCACGAAGAGCAGCAGCAAGCTTAGCATCTTCTGCACTTTGGAAAGCACTGATGTTATCCAGGCAGTGATTTACCAGTGCTGCCATTTGATTACGAGTGGCAGGTTCGCCACCACGGAAAGTACCATTAGGAAAACCAACCAGACAACCATACTTGGTATTAAGGTTTACAATTGCCTGATAAGCCCAATCAGTAGGTTGAACATCACTCAGGGGAGCAGCCATAGCAGGAGCAGTAGTAGCAACAACAGCAGTGGCAGCAATAATAGAACGAATCATCATAGTTTGTAAAGTTTTATAACTACTTGGTTATTTATCCCCAGAAGGGGAAAGCGGGATAGGGGATTCGAACCCCTGACATTCAGCTTGGAAGGCTGACGTTCTACCACTGAACTAATCCCGCAAGTGGGGAGTGGTCAAACTCCCCTGAGCACATGCACGCCACCAATTTTGATTACGAGAAAATTGGAAACTCGGCGGGAGTTATAAACCCCATCCGCACCAGTTGGCATATTTAAAGACCCTTACCAACGGGGTCATTTATTAAACAAGAAACTAAATGGGCATTTAGATTTTTGTTCGGTAAAAATATGTTCCTCAGTAAGATGTCTACCATAATACTTTAGAGCTATATTTCTTTGAGTTTGCTTTCTAATCTTTTCACTAGGAATAGATTTAACAAGCTTATAGTTTTCGTTCAAATTTTTAGAATAAAAACTAACTTGGTAAATAGGATCACCTTTTTTTATTATCAATGGTTTAGTGACATCACAAATATCTAAAGCAAAAGATAAAGGTCTTGACCAAGATGATAGATTAAACCACCCGCCAACTAAAGAAAAATTATTTTTCAAAGGAGTAAGTGGATGTGGCTTTTGCTCTATCCAAATATTACGATCATTAGTCCAACAAAATAAAATTGGAATAGCTAATTGTAATATCAATCTATCAGGATCTCTAAGAAACCAACTTGTTTGTGCATAAGTTGGTTTAATGATAGAATCAAAAATACTTTGATCTAAATTGCTAGAGATCATTGGTGGCTCATATTCAAAATCAATATCAAATTTAATATCAATAGGAGATTTAACAGTAAAGGTTCTCTTTACTTTATGAGACCAAGCAGGGCATTGATAGAAAGGAACATCTTTATTTTCTTCTAAGTAAGAAGATTTAATATTGTCCAAAAATCTATCATCAAACCAGACACTATCACTCAAATCATCTTGACCCAAAAAGCCAAGAGAGTCATAAACGTTATAATAAATTGTTTTCATATTTACCAAGGAGAGGGGGGTATCCCGACCAGGGCGCTTTTTATGTCATCCCGAGACAGTTGTTTGAAGAATAAGATCTTCATATGCTGCTTCCACAGCATCGTCAAAGTCCTCGTAAGGACCATGATTGACACCATCATACACATAGTAAAAACGGTTGTCAAGCTCTCTCACGCTATAGTACGTGATTACTTTATCACCTGTGTCGAGTTCTTCGACAAACCTCATGTTAACTTCTGACATAGCATTTAGGGTAATTGACTCCACCAGGACAAGTTTAATGTCTATCCGAGACAGATACCTGAATCAGTTCCACCAAAGGAAATAATATCAGGAGTGCTAGTAATACTAAATGTGCTTGCAGTACCTGGCTCATATCGCAAAGGCATTACCTCACGAATATCGCCAAGAACTTTAAAAAGTTTGTTTGCTTTAAAATCTTTTTTTTCTTCTAATGCAATGATTAGTGCTTTACGAACTGCATCTTCTGCAATTTCAAGTTGTTCTTTAAGTTCCATAGTGATTAATTAATCATCGATGTCAGTATAGTCTATCTCTGGCATAATGTCAAGTAGCTTTTGGATCTCTTCATCAACTGGCACAGCTGCTACAGCATTGCCGTCCTCAAGGCGAATAATAAATTCTTTCCTTTCCTTTTCAATGAGATCCATGTAATGCTCAATATTAGATTCAAATTCTTTTTGGGTAATTTCAATCATACATTACAACAAATATCGTTTTCTTGAAGGTATTTAATTGTATCTGAACATCCACCAAGAGTTTGATCATTTAGTACTACTTGAGGAAACGTAGAACCTTCACCAAACTCAGCATAAAACTGATCTCTAGTAAAGTCAGTATCCAAAGTATATACTTTGTATTCAAACTCATTAAGATCCAATAAGGTTTGAATCTTAATACAGTATGGACATCCAGGTTTAGAGTAAACAGTAAAATTCATTAGTAGTTTGTCTGAATAGACAAGTCCGAATGCTCGGATTTGAACCGAGATTATTCCTGCTCCCAAAGCAGGTGCCATGACCAAGTTAGGCGACATTCGGGATAGTTAGTTCACCAGAGTGAACTGCTGAATGGCAACAAGCACATAATAGCACACATCCTTTAATTTCGTCAAGAATACGTTGCTCGCTCCATCCTCGTATAGAACCAAAGTTTTTATCCTTTACACTGGGATCAAGATGATGTGCTTGCAAGGCAGATTTAAATTTATCATACCCACAAGCAACACATTTACCACCCAATTGTTCTATAATAAATTCTCTTTTCTTTTTACCCTGCTCAAGAGTATATTTATTATGGCAGGAACCACATACAGATTTTTTATGTCCGTAAAATTTGGTGGGATCAGTTTCCCCACAATGACCACATTTATGTTTTCTCATTGGTAGAACAAGTTTGTCTACCAATATTTATGCACGTTTTTTATGTATGAACATTATACCATAGATGGGAGGAATAATTAACATACCTCCCATCAGTGCCACCAACCAAGGGATTTCCATAATAGAAACAATCAAGTGTCTCATCGTACTTCAAAATCCAATCTACGAACTTTACGTTGTCTTCTTGCTTCTTGAAATGCAAGATCTTCTTTAGTAAGAACTGGTTGAGTTTTAGTTCTTACCCCAGAAACAATCTCAACTAACGTTAGATCGTTTGCCGTGATGTTTCCACCACGGATGCTGGTAAGATTCTCGCATTTGCAACACCTTGTTTTCGTTGGGTGCTCCTCTAATTGCACTCCGCAATTCTTGCATCTGATTATTAACATTTTCAATCATTCCTTTTATATCGTCAAGTTCTTTGCGAATTTTAATATAACGATCCGTGTCCATAGTATTTATGTAGTAATGGGCGATACTGGAATCGAACCAGTGACATTCTCCTTGTAAGGGAGACGCTACTACCGCTGAGCTAATCGCCCGAGCGGGTTAGGAGGGACTCGAACCCCCGACCAACAAATTAGAAGTTTGTGGCTCTATCCATCTGAGCTACTAACCCAAGCACTCGTTTATTCTACCACACTTGATGGGCAGTTGTCAACCCATGGAGAGCACAACCTCATTTCCCCACCAAGTGATCGACACTCATCAGTATAACACACAGAGGTGTCAACTGATTTTTCTGAGTACCGAGGTGATGGCATTCTAACAGTTCCATCGTCTCCTGTCAAGCGTTCATAATCTCGGATAGCTTTATCCACTGTACGCTTAACATCTCTTTCCACTATGCCAGGATCTTTTTGAAGTTCTGGAATGAGTGGAGAATCTGGTTGATATGTTTGAAGATATTCATAAACAATATCCCAGATAGTTTTTTCTTCTATCTTTAAGCAAGAGGAGAGTGATGCTATTATTAAAGATAGAACTACAATAGTTTTAATAGATGCTTTCTTTTTACCAAAAGAAAAATTAAATTTCATATGAGAGGGAAGCATCACTCCCCTCTATTTATTATGTCATCAGACCCTAGTATAGCAAATACTTGCTACCCCTTGTCCTGGATGGGCAATAGCGGAGAACGCACCATAAGACAAGTCAAGGTCTCTCCCACCAACGTAGGGACCACGATCATTTACACGCACAATTACTGACCTACCACTTCGTTGATTTGTAACTTTTAATCTGGTTCCGAAAGGAAGCCATCGATGTGCAACTGATTTTCCATAAGCATTAAATCTTTCACCGTTAGCAGTTGTCTGCCCATGATAACCATCACCCACTCCATAATGTGATGCAAGTGAACAACCACTTGCTGCTTTTGCCTGCAGGGGTGCTAGTCCTGTAATAGCAAAAGTAAGGATCGAAATTGTTTTAAGAAGCATTAATTTAAATAGAACTCTACATCCCAATAGAAGGGGGGTACACCACACCTCTCGGTGGGCACCTTCCTGGGCTCTAAATCACGCCACGATCTCATGACGAATAGACATTATAAGTGATTATTTAGCCTTTGTCAACCCCTATATATTAATAGATCTGATGTGACCCATGTATACATTAAAAGAAACTGATATTGAATATTTGGTTCTTGCTTGTAAAACATACCAACAAAATACTGGTTCAGAATATCTCTGGGAAAAATACGAAAACCTTATAGAAAAATTAACCATTTACAAAGAGCAGAACTTATATGCCACGGGAATGGAACACTCCGAAAAGGGAGCCATGGAACGCTCCCATTCATAATATATTAAAAGCAATTGATAACCACACTCAAGAGTATTTCAAGAGTGGAGATAAATGGCATCTAGAAAAAGCAGATAGTTTAAGAACATATCTACATGAACTTAAAACGTGGATCCATAAACAAGAAGGACGATGAAACTAAATTTAAATAAACTTATCTTTATAGTTTGTTGTTCTGTAATAGGATTTGTTGGAGTAAATTTTATTTCATGCAACTTTATGCTTCCAGGATCAATTAATAATGCAAATGCCAAGGGAGAATTAAAAAACCCTCCACCTTTAGATTGCAAAGAATCTGAAAGAAGAGGGTATGAAACTTTACTGACTATTCTTACTACAGTAATTGCATTAAGAACTAAAGTAGAAGAAGATTAAGAACTCCAAAGTTTACCTTCAGCAACTCTTCTTCTAAGAAGACCAGCTTCTACATTACTTCCAGGATTACGATATAGTTTTAAAGTGTCTGGGATTGCTTTCCAATTTTTCTCACGTAAATTGCGAGAGATAGTATTGAAATTGCTTGAATTGTAAAACCCAGCACCAAGATTGTAAGCAAAGGATAAAAGTGCTCCACGTTGATTGTCATTCATTTCACTCCAATAAGGTATAGATTTTAAAGCAGACATAAAGCGATTACGAATATCAAATTCTAACAATGCATTAGCTTCTTCTAAAGTAATTTTTTCGCCAAGATGAAATGGTGCTCCATTTCTTTTTTTAGTGGTTCCCCAACCAATAGTAATTGGCAATCCTCCAGTATGAGGATCAGGATAAGCAGTTAATTTACAACCTTCAAATTCTTTGATAAGCTCCACACCTGCTTTCGGCAATTCATCGAGTGTGGAGCCTACGCCTTTTTTGCATCAAAAATACGTCCCCAACCATCATTACCCCCTGGGCACCATCTACGGGCTAGTTCTGAACGCTTGTAGATGGCTCCACGACCGTTCGTGACTGATCCAGTGTATCCATCATTTAATGATCCATAAGGATCATTAACAATATAATCACCCTGGGGAGTTTTACCAATCACTACAACCATGTGTCCTCCCGTGGGATTAGATAAAGTCCCCCTATGAAGAATACCAATAACAACAGGTCTACCAGCGGCAAGCTCTCTATCAAGATCAGTAAAAGAAAGATTATAGGAAAAGCTGGACTTAATACCATATGTTGCAAGAACACGGGTCTGAACCATGTGGTCAGTAGTGTCACCAATCGAGAAAACTTTTCTAACATATGCATCGTCGCCTTTTGATCCCGCTAATGTTCCTGGTTTAAAATACTCAAGAACCATAGCACAGGCAGAAGAATTGCAAGTCCTATGAGCATCTCTGTAATTATCAGTTTGAGGAAACCAAGGCACACTTAGAACATCAGATTTTGGCTTATCTTGTTTTGTTCTAAAAGTTTTAACCCAACCAGAATTATCAGTTAATTCTTCTGATGCTTTTTGTTCAAGTGCTTTTTGAAATTCTTCTACTGCAGCAACGTGCTTAGGATTGTTTTCATCATAGTGTTTAAAAAAGTTATGAAGATCGATTTTCATCCGATTTTCCTCCGAATAATTGAATATAATACTCTGCATCTACTACTACCAGTGGTTTTTTACCATTCTTTTTCATGACAACAATAGGTTCATAATCACCACAGTTTGCAGATGCTTGTTCATATGCTTCCCAAATATTTAGTTTCTCAACATTTTTACATTCAATACTCATTGGAAATTTCTGCCTAGCAGCACGAGCCATAATAAGGTCTTCTCCACCAGCACCCATAGATCTTGACTCAATATCTTCTGGATGAATATCGAGCATCTCAATTAATTTATCCCGAACCCACTGTTGTAACCTACGTCCTTTTGCTTTAGCAGATTGCACACGCATAAAAAAATACCCCCATCACTGATGGAGGTATTTATCTACTAATTAAACCAAGGATCTGGAATGGGTTTATTTTTCTTTTTCTTTTTTCTACAATTTAAAACCAGCAAAAGAATCTTTCTTAACATCTTGCTTAATACCTCCAATAACATAGGACTCAACTTCTGTTTCTTGTGGAGCAACTTGCATACCTTTTGAATTCAACCAATGCTCAGTCCAAGGAAGTGGATTAGTATTAGCAGGGACATCAAAAATTGCTTTCAAACCAATCGCTTTCATACGACGGTTAGTAATCCATTCAACATATTTTTGAAGAAGCTTTGCATTAAGACCGATCATAGATCCATCTTTAAACAGATACTCTGCCCAAAGCTTTTCTTCTTCAACACATTGTTTAAACATGTTGATTACATTTTGTTCTTCTTCTTTAGCAATCTTAACCATATCTGGATCATCTCCACTAAGCCACTTGTTAATGATGTTCTGCGTGATGACCAAGTGTTGTGATTCATCTCGTGCGATGA